GAGCCCGGCGCGGAAGGTGGCGAGGCGCAGGATCACGGTGGCCAGCGAGGCGGAGAGCACGCCGCCGATGGTGAGCGCCCAGCCGTTGGTGGCGACGTCGACGCGGCCGAGCCATTGCGTGAGCGCCTCCAGGTGGACGACGCCCTTCTGCGTCGCCGGCAGCCAATCCAAGGCGAAGCGCGTGGCCAGCAAGTTGAACGAGGCGTTGAGCGAGTTCACGGCGCGGCCGAAGTCGACGAACTTCGCGGCGGCGCTGGTGGCGTCGATGCCCATTTCCTTCTGCTTGGCGGCGAAGTGCTCCTCCTCGCGACGCAGTCGAGCCATGTTGTCCCAGATGTGCTTGAAGGTGTGCTCGTCGATGCCGAACATCTGGCCGAAGCGGGCGGCCACGAAGTAGCCGGCCTCGCCGAACTGCGCCTTGAGCCGGGCCACCAGTTGCGCGGGCGTCGACGCAGCACCGGCCAGCCCGCGCAGCCCGGGGTTCATGCGGATCGCCGCCGCCATCGCCTCGATGGAGCTCGACGCCTGCTCGGCGGTGAGCCCGATCTGCTGGGCGGCGAAGGCGTAGCTCTGCAGATAGCCGACGCTCTGTCCGGTGCGTTGGCTGGCGTAGTAGAGCTTCTCGTACTGGCGGGCGATCTTGTCGACCGAATAGAAGATCGCCGCCGCCGCCGCAAACGAGGCCTCGCCCAAGCCGGTGATCTGCTTGGTGGCCTCGCTGATCGGAGCGATGAAGCGCTTGTATTGCTGGTCGTTGACCTTGAAGCCGAGCGAGACCAGGAACTCGCGGATGGTGTCAGCCACGGCGCTCCTCCTCGGCGCGCTCGTAGGCGCGGCGCTCGTTCTCTTGCTGCACGGCGATGGCGTCGTTCATCAACGCCAGATCCCAGAGCGTGACGGTGCCGTCGAGCAGGAGCTCGTAGCCGATCATGCCGCGCAGCACCGGCGCCAGCAGGAAGTCCTCGCCTTCCGGCAGCCTCACCCAATCTCCGGCACCGCCTGGTCGGCTGAAGCCGAGCGGTGGTCGACGAAAAAATCGATGATCTGGTTGGCGTCGAGCGCCTTGATCAGCAGGATGTTGAGGTCGGTGAGCCCGTCGATGTCGGAGTACATCAGCATCCCGTCCGGCGTCGAGATCGACGCCCAGCCCCGGTCGCCGCCGACGTCGCGCTTGATGGTGGAGAGCAGCGAGGTGATCGCCGGGGTCAAGAGCTCGTCGGGCATCTGCGAGGTCAGCGTGACGAAGGCGCGCGCCACCTCCTCGTCGCTCGGCTGCTTGTCGGCATCCTTGCGCAGATTGGCGAGCGGGATGAGCGCGGTGGCCAGCCGCCGCGCCACGTTCATCTGATTGAAGGCGTTGAGCCGGCCGATCTGGTAGCGGTGGCCCTTGAGCTCGAACTCCACGGCGCCTCCCCGTTATCAGGCGGCGGGCGATCCGGTGCCAAGCAGCATCACCACCAGGCCCCGGAACACCCACTCATTGAAGTTGCCGTCCTTGCTGTAGACGACGTCGGGGTGCTTCACAAACGCCATTTGCGCGCCGGAGATCACGTCGCCCCGGGCGTTGTCGGAGACCACCATCTGGTTCTGCCCCCACAGCGCGCTGGAGGCTTGCTGCACCTGGTAGAGTTGGTTGAGCAGCGCGTTAGTCGGCGAGGTCTTTAGCAGCCGCACGGTGATGGTGCCGGTCTGCCCGGCGTGCAGGCTGTGCATGATGGCGCCATCGGCCCCGGTCGAGGTCGAGGTCTTGTCCTCGTCCATCGCCGTGGTGATGCCCTCCTCGGCCTCGCCGGCGCCCTGGCCGAGCGGGATCGATCCGCCCGGCCCGGTGATCGAGCACTGGACGTTCTTGAAGCTGTAGGTCGCCATGGTCGGCCCCTCGTTACGGGTTGACGTTGATGCTGATGTTGACGCTGTGGACGGCGCCAGCCAGCTTCGCCGCCACCTGGAACGGCACCGATTTGCGGGCGGCGCGGTCGGCCTGCGCCTGCGTCGCAATCGGCGGCTGGTAAACGTAATAGCCCTTCTGCAGGAACTGGCCGGTGACCAATTGGCCGAAGCCCGGTGCGGTCCAAACTCCGGGCGCCAGGAAGCCGTTGTTGACGCCCTGCTGGCAGGCGGCCTCGATGGCGGTGGCGATCTGATGATTGCCGGCGTCGGTCTGCGGCACTTTGTTGGAGCCGTAGAGCAGATTGTAGACGTTGGTCTGCACCTCGTTGGCCAGCCAATCGCAGCCCCAGATCGTGTCGATGAACTGGCCCGACGCCACCATGCCGTTGACGATAATGTTGGTGTTGTTGTTGAAGGCAGCAAAGTAGTTGTAGTTGTTGGCGTTGAGCGCGGACGCCTGCGTCGCGGTGAGTATCTCGGCGGTGATGCCCGGCTCCTGCTTGAACATCAGCGTGATGGTGGTGTTGTTGCCCTCGAAGTTGACGGTCGCCATACGGCCGAGCATCGAGGCGGCGGAGAACGGGCTCGAGCTCGAATACTGAGCGAACGACCTGTTGTAGCCGAGCGCATGAAGCTGGGCGCCAATCGAGGTCGTGTCGGGCGAGACTATCGCCGTCGTCTCCTGCGTCGGCACCGCGTAGAGGTGCGGGTTGGCGGCGCCCTCGATGTAGGCGGCGACCTGCAGGTGGTCGCTGTCGGCGATGTCCTGGTTGCTGTTGCCGGCGGCGAACATCAGCCCGTACCACGAAGTGGCGATCTGCTGGTCGAACAGCGTCACCGCCTGCACCGCGCTCTCCGCCGCAATGCCGGCTTGCGTGTAGACGGCGGTGCTCGACGTGCCCTTTAGCTGCGTCGAGATATCGTTGGCGGTGCCGGCGGTGAGGAACGAGACGGAAGAGCTCGGGCCGGTGGTGCCGCTCTTAAAGATGAACTGCGAGCCGTTCCAGACGCAGGTGGCGAGCGTGAAGCCGCCGGTGGCGACCGCGCGCAGCGCCGTCTGAATGATCGAGGCGACGCCGTTGAGCGTGGTCTGCGCGGCGAAGGTGCCGCAGGTGATGTTGGTCACCGCGCTGCCGTCAATCGACACCTTGAACTGCCCGGCGGTGATCACCGTCCAGTTCGACATCTGTTGCTGTGCGGCGGTGAGCGCGCCGCCGAGGAGCAGCCCGTTGGTGGCGACCTTCGCCCAGCGGCCGATGTAGAGCGATTGCGGCTGCGGCGTCTGCCCGAAGTAGAGCGCCGCCGCTTGGTACTCGCCGCTGGCCTGGCCGAAGTCGATACCGACCTGCGAGAGCGAGGTGTAGGTGCGCAGCCGCTGCTTGACATCGATCACGTCGGTGTCGCCCAGGATCAGCGGGATGTTGAAGTTGGCGAACTGCACCGGCGGTGGCGTGAGCACCACCGAGACGGCGACAATCGACGAGACCGGGAGGCCGATGGTCATGGATGGGGCACTCCAATGTTGAACGGGGGTGTGGCGGGGAGAGTGTCGGTGACCAGCGTGCCCTGCTCGCTCAAGATGTTGAGCACGTTGTAGGTGCGCTGGATTTCGCGGCGGATCATCACGCGGATGTCGACCTGGTAGAGCCAGCGCTCCTTGAGCAGCGATGGCACGGCGGTCGCTTCGCCGGTCTCGACGATGCCCATGTCGGCAAGCAGCAGTGCCTCCAGGTTCTGCGGGATCATGGCGCCCTCGCGGAAGATTTCCGCGAAGCTGTCGGCCAGGCCGGAGACGCCGGTGTCGAAGAACGAGGCGAGCACGGTCATGGTCTCGTGCCGCTGGATGGTGTCGGAGCCGTTACCGTCGCCGTCGTGCTCGATGTAGGGGTAGGTGTCGCTCACCCGGTCGGTGACGCCGATGGCGCACCAGGCGGTCGCCGCGTCGGGGATCACCGGCGGCTCCGCCTGCCAGCGCGGCCGCACCAGGTTTCCCGCCAGGCCGGTGATGCCGACGACCCACTGTTGCAGGAAGCGGTTGAGCCCCTGGCCTTCGAGCGGCGCAGGCGTGGCGGCAGGCGCCAGGAAGCCTGGCGTCGAACTGTCGGGCATCGCGGAGCTCCGCTAGAGGGGATTGACCGGCTGCATCGGCGCCTGGTCGACGTAGTCGATGGAGGCGCCCTCGGCGACGATCATGCCGACACCGAACTCGGAGTAGTCGTCGACGCTGTTGATGATGAAGTAGTCGCCGCGCCAGAGCACCAGATCGGGATCGTAGACGACGTTGTTGTCCTTGGAGCCCATGCGCAGCTTGAACTTGGTCACCACCT